TTGACGCGGGTACCCTGTACGCGAGTTCTGTCTTCGGCCTGTCCATACCGTCCTGGATTGGTTTGAAGAAGAAGGGGTAATTAACGGAAATGGGTACAACCTTATCAGTAAACATCTTTTTGGCGTCTGGTCCTGACTTTGATAAAATGCCAAATCTTGAATCTGTGGATATTGTTGCCTGATTAACCGTCTCGCCTGATGCCATGAAAGAGAAACCTGACCGTCTGTTCTTAAGATAACACATTCCGTAACACCGTACATCCGCTTTACAAGCTTCCCAGAAGATATAGAATAATCTGTTTGATTCCCTAAAGTCTGGCTGCCCAACATCAATCTTGGACCACTGCAAGTACATGTAGTGAGTACCAGTAATATAAGTAGGCTTGCCTTTATTATTGAACCAAAAACCCTCTTCCCTTCTTTTAAACTCTTCGTCAATATAGTCATACCATTTGTTCTTAAATTCACTAAGCCTTTCCTCCCAGTCAAATACTGATTTTATTTTACTTAATTCTTTAGGCTGCTCTAAGTGTTCCCATTTTTGTTCTAACTTATCATTAGATCTTTTATAGCTATTTTCAACTAATGGTAGTGCTATTTTTAAACCTTGTATTTCATATACTTCACCAATCTTACCTGTCTTGGATATAATAACCATATCATGATCTTTACTATATCCATACTCCCACTTCTTGTATCTGTTTTCTTTTTTTAATGTATGAGGCTTTATGTAGTCTTTTAGTATTTTTACTAATGTTTGTTCGTAAATCATTTAGACCTGCCTTCTGCAAAACCTTTAAAAGACTTTTCTTTACTATCTTCTTTAGGGTTTTCGTTTAATATATTTTCTTCGGCTTCGATTCTATTGAGTATTTCAAACGCATCAAAAATAGCTAACTTTTTAGTAGCTGCTGCATTTTTTAATCTATCCGCAGATAAATCATCTTCAGAATCTACAATTGCTTCTTTAGCTACTTTAATAAGTTCTTCCACAGCCTTTTGCCCAGCTTGGATTATATTCAACTTCGTCTCCTTTGTATTCATATTTAATTGTAATATCATTAGTACGCATTCGGTACAATCTATCATCATCTATTAAAAACTCATACTCGCTACTAGGACTGAACCCTAAAAGGTCTCCCTCATTTATTTTAAGCTCCTTTAAGGAACTATTACCATATTTTAATATACCAATATGCTTTTGTTCTTTTTGACTGCTTATAATTGAGTTTTTATTTTTTTCAACTATAGGTTTAATAAAACAAAAATCTCTAGGAGCTTTCCATTTATCACCTCTGTTGTATAAGAATATTTGATCGTAATAACAAAAGTACTTATCTTCTTTAAAGTAAGCGCTACTGTTTTTTTCTATGCCACGCACATCGTAAAATCTTCTAAAGATATTGTGATGTACTATAACTTCGTCATTAACTTGTATATCAGTTTCACCAATTAAAGGTATCGATTTAACAATACCTACTCTATTGACAAACTTATGATCGTCCATAGTGGTATTAACTATTAATTTCTTACCACCAATATCTACTTCATTAGTATACCTACTTTCTTTAGGTTCTATAATGAAGCTATATAAGCTTTGCATTAGTATTCTAGATTATATTCAATTGATATAGCCATGTTAGAATTAAATTTCTTCCANGGTATAACTTCNTTATTTTTTGTTATGTAAATATTGTAAGAGCCGTCTTTTTGATTATGCAATATATCAGAAATACAATGCCCTCCGTAAACCTGTTGGCCTACGGAGTAATGCATTGCTTCATTTTTATAGTCAGCTCCTATGCTTATTTTTCTAATCAGCTTGCTCATCAGACTGTTCTTTCATTTCTTCGTAGCTACCGTCTTCTAAATTAACAGTAATCTTACCATACTTTTCTTCTAATGCTGCACTAGTTTTTTCAGCGTCAGCTAATAACTGTGCAAAGGAACCTACGATTTGTGCTTTTTGCACTTCTAATGTTCCCATGTCTGTAAGCATTCTAGCTTTAAGCCCTTGTTGTTTTACTAATTCTTCTAACTCTACTTGTTCGATTTTTTTACTCATTTTAAATTTGATTTAATTATTAATTACTTATATATATATTACGCAAAGTGTTGATTACTTTCTAAGTATTACTTGTTTTTTCTAACAGCTGCACCGAAAAAATAACCAAATATAGATAAAACTATACCTTCACATATACCTATTAAGTGTATCCACACTTCTTTATTAGATTCAGGAACATCTAAATATACTATAGCATATATCATAAAAGAAAAAGCACCAAGGCCTACTATACCGGTTAGATTGAACATAAAATCAATCTGTCCTGTCTTAGCTTTTTCAACTTCTCTTTTACGAGCACTATCTCTATCTGCTACTTCAAGATTGTATAATTCCACAAGTTCTTGATGCATTAATCCTTTATCTTGACTAGGTATTTCCGGGTCAGAATCTATTAAGTTTTTAACAACACCTAATACACCACTGTCCGGTAAACTTCCTGATACGAAGCCAGGCAGCTTTTTTAATAAAAACTGACCAACTTTAGTATCTTTAAACTTCTTCTTGTTTTTCATTTAGCAATTCCATTTTCTTCTAGCAGCCTTACCTCTTTCGGATTTCCAGCTTCTTGATCTAGCGCAAAAAGATTTTCTACGCTTCCAAGCCTTGCTTCCTCTTTTTAATTTTGATGGAGGCGTTGTTACCGCTGTTTTTAACTTACTGCCGGGGTTATCTTTTCTATATTTAGCTACGCCTTTTTTAGACATACCCCCTCCTGCTTTTGATCCAGAACCACTACCTTTTTTTACTTTACTGTAGTAGCCTTTAGATTTTTTTCTAGATGGCGCGTTTTTTGTAGCCATAGGTTATTACCCTATTATTGCTTCGATAGCAGACTTTTGCTCAGCAGTTAAGTTTTCTACAAATACAGGTAAAGCCATTTTTAATACTAAATGACGGTGATTTCTGAATAAGTCTCCAACTTCGTCTTCTGATCTGTCAGCTTCAGCAATTGCTTGAATTCTTTCACATATTGCAATTGAATCTAAAGAAGCGTTGATGTCTACTAAAGCTTTTTCTTGTGTGTAATCTTCCATTTTTTTTAATGTTTGTTGTTGTTTATTTATTATTTATTTTCTAATTCTTTTACTTTTGCAGAAAGCTCTTGTACAGCTTTTACGAGTATAGGGATTAAATTACCATATTTTGCTTCTATACGATTTTCACTTATTTCGTATACTAAATCTAATATTTCGTTTTCTCCGTCAGGCATAGCTTCTTGTAATTCTTGAGCTATAAATCCTACACGTTTTTTACCTTGTTTAACTTCAGACATATGTTCTGGTCTGAAATCCCATTCAAACTCTACAGGCCTAACTGAATCTATAAAGTCTAAACCAAAGCTACTGTCTTTCACGTTTGTTTTATCTCTACCATCTGATAATGCTGCAATTGATTGATCAGCACACCTGAATGCAGATATATTTGCATCACCTAAGGTTATTTCGTTTGAAACGTCCACGGCAGAAGCTGCAGCCTCAAAACCTATNATAAGATTATTACTACCAGTTGTTAGTGCGTCACCAGCTTTAGTTCCAAGCAAAGTGTTTTGATCACCTGTGCTAACNGCAACACCACTTTGATAACCTAAAGTAGTATTAAAAGTACCGCCATCTTGAACTTTTAAAGCTTGATAACCGATAGCTGTATTTCCATCTAAAGTATCTTCAGCGCTTAAAGCAGATTTCCCTATTGCAATATTATTAGAACCAGTTGTTAATGCATCACCGGCTAAACCTCCTATCACAACGTTTTGTGTGCCTGTTGAAATAACGTTTCCTGCGCCATGGCCTATAGCTATATTATAATTATTAGCTTCATTATTTTGCAATTGTAAAGCGCCTTCGCCTATCGCTACACTTCTACTACCAGTATCTTCANTTAAAAGTGCATTAACTCCAATTGCAACATTACTACCACCAGTAGTTAAACTACTACCAGCTTGTAAACCTATTAAATTGTTAGAACTACCTGTTGTAATAGCATCACCTGCTAAACCACCTATTATAGTATTATGAATACCTGTTGTCATAGACTTACCAGCCTGGTACCCTACTGCCGTGTTGTGAGTCTCTTGATTATTTGTAGAACCATCACCAACAAAACTTTGTAATGCTTGAAAACCAATAGCAACGTTTTTATCAGTTAAAATATTATTTGA